CTTCATACTTTTCTTATCCTTCATACTTTTCTTATCCTTCATACTTTTCTTACTCCATTTATTTTGCCTGTTTTTTCTTGTATATTTCATAATATATAAATACCATATTTTATTAATTAACAATAAATAAAAAATGTTATAATATTTTTTATTTATTTATTTTGCAATTATCATTTTGTTTCTATTTGGGCGAACTATAATTTAGACTTCCTTTTCTTTTGTTACGTTTGATATTTCTTTTTTCGCGATAAACGACATTTTTCAGCAACCGATTTCCATATCTGGAATCATAAACGCTGGTCCATTCGTTGGGTTCAACCGAATAATACAAAGCACCGTTATACACCACTCGAAACGCATTCACAATAAAAGGATCTTGTGTGGTAGGAACATAAATATTACCATGTGATGTAGCCGCTGCAACTTGCTTTGTTTTATAATTGTGAAACTCTAATGAATGTTCCGTTTCAACCATTTCCCATCCTTCATTTTCCAATGTTTCTGCAATTGCTTCTTCGTAAGATTTACCATCCTCCATCAACAGGCGGATACTTCCACTTAACTTGGTGCTGTTAATCATATTTGATTGGCTTTGGGTCAACTTAGTAGATACACTTAAACTCATATTACTTAATACTTAATAATTACTGATTGTTTTAAACCTTTTTTCTTAATCAATTTATGTAATTCACTTATCACTTCACTTATCACTTCACTTATCACTTCACTTATCACTTCACTTATCACTTATCACTCGTATAAATAATTTTGTATGGCATTTACATAAATCTTCGCTGCAAATATCAAGTCATCATGTTTAATAAAATTCTCCTTATTAATGTATTGTTTAATTTTATATTCCCTTTCAAATACCACATTTTTATAAATTTTTATCATGTTTAATAAGTGCTTATCGGTCAAGTTTTTAAATATTTCATTAAATGTTTCTAAACCATGTATAGGGACATAAATGTCGTATACTTTTTTTAAAAAATTATATGCGTATGTTTCATTTTGTGGTGTCATAATATATATTTTACATTAACAGTATTTTTATTTACTTTTTATTTACTTTTTATTTACTCGCATGTTTAACTTTATACTCGCATCTTTTTTCTATCACATGCCTCCTCAACTTGTTGTTTTAAATCATCCATTAGTGTGTGAATCGCCGGATCAACCTTCCTTTTTATATTTGAAAATTTTTTCTCCATATTTTTTCCTAATTTAACTTCATAATCAAAGTAATACATGTCGCCATGTTTATCCTTAAAAGACGGCAATTTGTAAAAGCAAGATTCTTCACGTACCCACATAAAATCCACATATATATTTCGTATTTGTAGAATTTTATTATTAATATCGGTCTTGAAACATTTATATGGCATACCTACAATTGTTTTCTTACGCCCATCTTTAATAATCCCTTGTTTAAACAAAGCCTGAAAGTCTTTTGGATTTATTAAACGAGACAACAATTGTATTAAACCGACCAAGTTATTTTTACAATTATCATATGTTATCGAACTAATCTCAGAATTATGAAACAATCGCTCCAACTGCCTTCTGGCGTTAAATACATATGGATCAACAATATACTTGTAGTTATTACTTATATAAAATCTATACCTTTCATGAAATCCGTTTTCAAATCCATGTTTCCAATGACTACTTTCATCGTCTGAATATATGTAATTATACAAATCCAACTCAGTAATAGGGAAATGACACGCATTATAATATCCTCTTTTATATTCCAAATCTTCACCGGCTCGAATAGAACAATTGCGTATTTTCGTCATCTGTTTGCGATTTTCATCAATATATGTTTGCATACTTTGTATGTTTTTCTCTAGTCGCTCGGTTTCCGCATAACGCTCGGTCAACGTAGTTCTGGTTCGATTAATGATGTCTCTAAACATATTAAATTCAGATGTAGCCGCCGCAATATTAATACCCTGATAATCCCATTTGGAATAATCAATATAATTTTTCCGACATAAAGGACAAGTTTTCGATTCTTTTAACCACTTAAAGAAGCAATTTTTACAAAACAAATGGTTGCATAAAGTCGCCACGGTGTTTTCCACACACAATTTCTGATAACATACACCACATGTTTTTACTTGCTCCTCCACCGTAGCATTTACTTGTTCCTCTGCCGTTGCCGTTGCCATTGCCATATTTACGCTTATGTTGTGTTTGTGTTTGTGTTTGTGTTTGTATTTGCACGAGTTGTTTTATTGATAAGTATTTTAATTAATATCTTTAAATTAAAGAATTAATTAAATCAATTTATTTAATTAAGCAATCACATCTTGATTTAATATGTAATCAACATATTCTTCTGTTTGCGCCAGAGTAGTAAACTTGGCATTATAATTAATCATAGTGCCTTTCATAGGATAAGAAAACACATATTTGTTTAACAACTTATCATACTCCAAATAAACAATAGCAGTTTTATCGTCTTTTTTACAAAATGAGAAAATGGTTTTCCTATCACTATTATCTCCATATCGAAACATACCGTTGTCGATTAGTTTGCTGTAGCCGCGATCTTTAATTTTTTTAATTCTAGTAAGATTCATAAAACTAAACTGGTTTATATAATTATCTCACTACTTATTTAATATATTTTAATTATTATTTATCATTATGATTTCGTTGTTTATCATTTTACAAAATTAATATGTTAATGTATATAAATGACAACATTAGGAAAAAATATTGGAATATCACAACCGCGTGCGGCTCCACCTCGCCCCAATCAAGTTAAAGCATTACAATCCAGATACGAATACCCAAACAGTATAAAAAACAGCTATTACAACACATTAAACTTTGGCACGCCAAACGGTTCAAACCGCAAATTAAAAACATACAATCATCCACAAGCAACCACACACAATATGTCAAATATAACCGATCAACAGCGACGAGATGGTGTTACTACAACGGCCAAAGTAAATATGCAAAATAAAATAGGACACATGGATCGTCTTAATCGAATCAAAGCGCAGGCAATCAACCAGTCAAAATAAAAGACAACATACACACAACACACAACACACAACACAACACACAACACACAACACACAACACACAACACACCACGCACCTCAAATCGAGTTTAGCGACTCTCTAGTTCTAACCGGATACAACTTGTTATTTAATTTAAACCGCAATATCATGCCTAACCCTGCGGAAGTAAATATAAAAACATGCCACATAGAATGATAAAGCACATATTGCGACTCGTCTTCGGAACTATAATAGCAGAAAATCGACAGCCCACAACAAGATAAACACGAGACACTTGTGATCCGAAAATATTTAAAAAACCGTACAATAGTTTTATATTTAAAAATAAATACCACAAATGTAATGATTGTAAGTAAATATATGTTGATAATATACAAACTAAAAAAGTTTATCACTAGTAAAAATGTATCACACATATTTGATATGATATAAATCCACGGCTCTCTAATTCTACAACAAAACAATATGGTAGTAATCACCAAACTAGCTGATTGATGACTATCTAAAAATCCCCATATATCCCTATAATCTTCATGCAAATCAATAAATGTTTTATTTGTAATATGGTATGAATGATACATTAATGAAAAAAACAAAGTATATAAATATCGAGAAATCAAAAACAAACTATCTTTTTCCTTTCTAACTTTATAGTTCCATAAAAGTGTGCCGATAGGAAACAAACAAGCAATATGTGTAATTAACAACCATTCGCCTGCCATTTGTATCTGTATTTTTTATATTTATATCACTTATGTGCTTTATTTTATATAATTTTATTAATTTAATAAAATGATATTTAATTGTAATTGGTTGAACCTACTAGTTTATTTACTAAACAATTGGATATAGTAAATATTATTAAAAAAATGCTCAATGTGGGGTTCGAACCCACGACCCCGGGCTCATAAGACCCGTGCTCTACCAACTGAGCTAACCGAGCAGATAAATGACTATTGTGGGGTTCGAACCCACGCGTACGAATACACCCGATCTTAAGTCGGGCCCCTTAGACCTCTCGGGCAAATAGTCATAAGTAGCGGCGAGTGGATTCGAACCACCGACCTTTTGGTTATGAGCCAAACACGCTTCCTCTGCGCCACGCCGCTATTACTCCACTTCATCCCTCTCCTTCCCATCCCATCCTTCCCTCTCCTTCCCTTCCCATCCCTCCCCATATGTGGTCTGACTATTTAAAATTCTCTCGAATTTAATATTAGACCATCTCCGGACAGTGTGAATCGAACACACGACCAATTGATCTACAGTCAATCGCTCTACCAACTGAGCTATATCCGGCTAACCTCAGCCAACAATGCCACATACCCTTTCTTTTTTTTCACTTCATTTCATTTCTTTTCTTTTCAGCCAACAACGCAACTTACCCTTAATAATAAATCATCCAACAAAGCAACAAAGCAACATACCCTGCGTATTATTAGGTCGCCACCTAGCGCTCAAAACAGGGATTGAACCTGTGACCTCGCGATTAACAGTCGCACGCTCTAACCAACTGAGCTATTCGAGCTTTTCACTTGCACTACAACTGCCTATTATTCTATAACCATATTTATTTAAGTTGTTTTTATTATTAATTTAATATAACGCAATTTCACCAAGCAACTGTAATATCTGTATCAATACTCTCGGGTTTTAACACAATAAAAAAAGCAGAAATACAGTCCAAATATAATTAAATAAAAAACCAGCGTAATAGCGTCACCAACCGGTTTAAGCATTGGTGTATTATTTACATTTCCATTAACATTAACATTAAGATTGCTTAACAATGCAGAATATGAATCCATAATATAATAATAAAACACACCAATAACGGCTTAAATGCTTTACACAAATCAATTATCTCTCCCCCCCCACAACCCACAACAACCCAGCAAAATAATAACTAAAATAAGTTAAATATATTTTTAACAGATAAGTAAATGGATTTCAGTAATAAACAATCGATATGCTCTATAATATATGATAATTGTGTGTTTTTATATAATCATTTGTATGCTAAAATGCACGACGACCTATTAATAGGGACAGAACACAGTAGAAAAATCATACCGGACTGCACTACACCATCTCGCGGATTTACAATTGAAGAACAAGATTTGACCCAACCCGAAAAGGCAGATATCATAATTACAGACCCAAAATTCGGTATGTTTTCTTTGTTTAAATACCATCTTAACCGTGGATATAGAAATGAAAAATTAAAGCAAAAAAACGCGTTTTATTGTAGTCATGTATTTTCATTAATAGCGGCGTTACCTATAATAATATTTGTAGCACAATGGTCGATTTATATCGCCATAGTCGCCAATGAAGTAGATAATTACGATGGGCGTTTGTGTCCCAACGATTCCGATTGGAAAAAAAAGTTAATCATGTTTGGCGTATCATCGCTTTACTTTGTCCGTTCTTTTTTCCTTTGGGATAATTTAACGGATCGCACTCGTCTGCAGAAATTGACACCTAGTGTAGATGTTTTGGTAATGATTGACACTTTTCAAGAGTTTGGATTTAACTTGTTTGTAAATCTAGCAAATCTATGGATTATATTTAAAGAAGACAACTTATACGATATGGTTCTTAATTGTGTGGCGATGGAGTTTTTAATGAACTTGGACAACGAATTTGAAGAAATGTATTTTAAGTATTTACCTGAATCAGCTGATGATATTTATGATAATGTATTTGTTAGTTATAATATCAATCAAGAACATGTAAAAGAAAAAAAGAAATCCAGATGTTTTAAGTGCATCACCGTATCTGCGTACATTCCTTTTAAATTATTAACAATTTCATTGATGTTATTTCCATTACTATGTTTTTTTATGATAATATATACGCCGCTATGTAAATAATAGTCGATACAACACACCACGCAACCCATACCACACTCCCCCCATACCACACTCCCCTCATCTCCTCAATAAAAACATATTAATAAATTATTAATAAATTTTTATTTAT